TTGAACTAGTAAAGATATCGTTACATAAGCTATTTAGCCTTTAGCAATGTCGCCTGATAAGCTAGCCTTACGCCTCTCTTTCCAATGGAAAAGCCCATGCCTCCAGCGATCCAGCTTCGCCCGTTTACCCTGACAGACATCCCGGCCTTCACCGCGGCCGTAAACGCCTCTCTGGATACGCTGCGGCCCTGGATGGTCTGGGCGCATCCAGACTATCAACCCGAAGAAGCGGCCAGCTGGATCGCTTTTACTCAGCAGCAGCGAATAAAGGGTGAGGCAGAAGAGTTCGCCATCGTAGACGATCGGGATCGTTTGCTGGGCGGCGCCGGGATCCGTTTTGCCCGTGAACTGGGACAGCTTGCCGCGCTGGGATACTGGGTGCGCAGCGACAGCCAGCGTCAGGGCGTAGCCAGCAGCGCCGTCGCGCTTTTGCTTGCACGGGGATTTGCGCGACCAGAGATAAACGCGATAGAAATCCTCGCGGCGGAAGAGAACCACGCCAGCCGCGCGGTGGCGGAGCGCTGCGGCGCGCGTTTTATCGATATGCGCTACGGCTTAATCGTGCTGGAAAGCGGGCCGGTGAACACGGCGATATACCATGTGCATCGTCCCGAGACGCAGCCATAAAAAAAGGGGCTGGCATCACGCCAACCCCTTGTTTGCTATTAACTTTTAGATGTCGCGTTAGCGATACCTTAGTTAAGACGCTTTTATCAAGACCATATCAACAACAATAACTTACCTTCAAAAACAACTAGTTAAATCAATTTTAATTGCACTAACTTGCAGGGTTATGCAACCTCTGCTGCCAAGCTGCTGCCATTAAAGTTAGCCAGCGGATTAAGCTGCGCGGCCTCCTCCAGATGATCTGGCGCAAAGTGCGCATAACGCATAGTTTCACGAATATTGGCATGGCCGAGAATTCGTTGTAGCACCAAAATATTGCCGCCATTCATCATGAAATGGCTGGCGAAGGTATGCCGCAAGACGTGGGTCTTTTGCCCTTCCGCCAGTTCAATATCCGTGAGAGCGAGCATCTTTTTAAACTCTTGATAGCAAGGCTGAAACATCCTCCCCTGTAAGGGGGACAGCTCATCATAGAGCCAGCGAGGGATCGGGACAGTTCGGTTTTTGCCGCCTTTGGTTTTAGTAAAGGTGAGCTTATAAGGAGAAAGCTGGGAACGGTTTAGCCGTTCCGCTTCACTCCATCGTGCGCCGGTCGCTAAACATACCTTCACAATCCGTGTCAGATAAATTTTGCCGTAAGAGTCGCACGCATTAAGAAGGATTTTGATCTGGCTATCAGTTAGCCAGGACATTTCCTTTTCTTTTTCTTTGAAGATGCGGACACCCTCTATAGGGTTTGGAAGCTTCCATTCCCCCAGTCTGCGTAACTCGTTAAATACGGCGTCCAGATATTGCTGCTCGCGGTTCACTGTAATCGGCTTAGCTATCCATTTTTCTGGGTTTGCATGGTAGCCATTATCAATCTGGCCGCTCAAACGCTGATCGCGGTAATGTGCCCAATCCTTTTGAGTGATCTTAGCTGCGATTGGGTCGCCCATTCCCCTACATACAATGTGCAACTTAGCCAGTCTGGATTTGCTGGCAGATAAAGATTGACCGTGAAGTCTGTGCCATAAATCAATAAGCTCGCTCAGCTTGCGACGATCTTCTTTTTCGCCAAGCCAAGGCTTTTCCTCTGATTCCCTTTTTATATAGGCCTCGAAAGCCTCGGCCTCACCCTTCGTATTAAACTGCTTGCGGATGCGCTTACCTTCCCTTCCGTTTGGGAAAATCTGCGCCAGCCATTTACCATTTTTTTGTTTGCTTACAGTCATAATGAAACCGAGATAGAAACTAATTAGCGATCACAAAGGGCAAAGCCCTCATCAAGAACGGGACCGATATTTATTTTTTTATTAACATCATCCGGCGAGGTCTTCCAAACCTCATTAATATCACTTCCTTCAAGCTTTCCGGCTTTAACGGCATTCTTAGCTGTCCCATTTACAGGGTATCGTTCATCCGTCTTAGTGTTATAGACGAAAACGTACAGGCGATTCACGCAAGAAACCTTTGCTGAGGTAAAAGTCAAAGGCCAGTCATCTCCGAATGCCTTGCCATCAATTTCTTTACTTTGCTCGGCAGCACCGGCGGAGGTGGCAGTCACAAGAAGTAAAAGACCTAATAATTTGTATTTCATATTCTTCTCTACGTATTTTTTTCTAAAGTGAAAATAACTGCACCAAACGGTTTTACATCAACTGTTGCACACTCAAAACTAACTGAGTTATTTGAAAGTCTTAATTTTCCGCCGGGTAAACGAACAATATCAAAGACGTCTAATGAGTCATCTATATCAATAACCCAACGTCCATTACCTATGCCATCAGAGGATTTATTAACAAGCCATGAGTGACTAATGCCTTCAATGAAAGACAAGGAGGCGGCTGACACGGGAGTTAATGAGGAGTCTGCAATCCATTCTCCTGATTCGATAAGTTTGCCGGATTCTAATTTAAACTTTGAAATCCGCTTAATATCAGAAGTTGGCTCTCTGTTTTCTGACGACGAAAACATGTCACCTTTACCAGTTGCAAGCCATCGCAATGAAACACCTGTGTCCAGTGCGCATGCAACCACAACGTCGCCGGGAAAGAACTCTCTTCGTATCCATGTGCTAATGGTCCCAGACGAAATATCGAGCAAGTCGCCTAGCTGCTTTTGCATTGTGAATCCGTATGCATCTAGCAGGCGTCGCAGGACATGCTTTCCGCCATTAGCCATGATTTCGTCATACAAGGCTTTGCCTTTCAGTTCAGGCTCAACACTTCTCAAGCTTGCATTTGCAAGATCGCCAGTTACAAGCCAATTGATATCAGCACCGGTTTCAAGGCAGCAGCGCACAATGATGCCGCCTGGAATCGCGTCGCGCTGAACCCATCCACTGACGCTGTGCTTTGCAATGCCCAGAACATCAGCTAAATCCTTCTGCATCTTGACGCCGTATGAGGACATGATGCGATCCAAAGCGCCATTGTTCGCATCAACCTTCCAGCTACCGCCCTGTTCATCAGACATAAAAAAGCACCATCAGTATTTATAAAATTATTTACAGGTAATTTTTAACGATCTATAGTGACGCTCATCGACCAAGATGCACGACACTGCACCATAATTCACACAACCGGAGATAATGCGATATGAAAGAAGCAAAAGCAACTTCACCGCATGAGCCTGAAAATTCACAAAAGCAAGCTGGCGTATTCAGCGACTCTCAACTCAACGCTATCGTTTCAGCCCTTCTGCCTAGCCTGCAAAAAATGATCGGCTCAGCAATGGCTGACGCAATGAGCGTCCGCGACTTTGCTGCAATGCGCGGCGTTAGCGAACGCCTTGTTTGGCAATGGCTTGATGAGGGTGTCCTTCTCAAGGCGCCGACTAAGGATTTCTCCAACAAAGAGGAGGCGGCTAAACGCAGTAAAGTCCTCATCAATGTCAAAGCATGGCGCGACAAACTCACTCAGCAAGCGGTCGATTGTCACTATATCGACGCACGCACTTCGCAATCTCTTAACTGAGTTTGATTATTTAAGTTGAGCAAGGGAATAGCCATGTTTGATTTTAAGACTTCCACCCATAACCACTACGACGAAGCCTGTCGCAAGTTTGCGCTGACTCACAACATGACGGAGCTGGCGCAGCGGGCGGGGATGAAAGTGCAGACCCTGCGTAACAAGCTGAACCCGGAGCAGGTGCATCAGCTGACCGTCCCGGAAGTGCTGCTGCTGACCGACCTGACCGAAGACGCCACGCTGATGGATGGCATGCTCGCACAGCTGCACTGCCTGCCCTGCGTGCCGGTCAACGAGCTGGCGAAAGAAAAGTATCCGGCGTATGTGCTGAAGGCGACCGCCGAAGTCGGACACATGGCCGCTACCGCTGCGAACCCGGAGCGAATCACGGCAACCTGCCGCCGCGGCATTCTGGAAGCAGCCAATACCGGGATCCGCTGCATGATGCTGGCCGCGCTGGCCGTGCAGACCCGCGTTCACTCCAATCCGACATTAGCCTCAACCGTTGACGCAATCAGCGGGCTGGGTGCGTCGATTGGCATCAGCTGAGGGCGCACGATGATTTCTTTCGCGGCACGCCTCAAGCGGCAGAGTCCTTCGATGTCATACGGGCATGGCTGGATTATGGGCGAGAACGGCAAGCGCTGGCATCCGGTACTGAGCCAGCAGGTAAAGGTAAAAGAGCAAAGGGGTAAAACATGGCTATCGAAGGTGAGTCAATGCTGGGTGAGCTTACTGCCGGTCAGAGGGCTTCAGCGTTGAATCACGTTGCCTTAATCCGCGCGCAGCTGATGGGCGGCAATTGTGAAAAAGATATGGCCCGTTTTTTTTCTGAGATGCGCGATGTGACAGACAGCAACTATCAGGACAACAAGCGCGCGCTGAGCGCGATCATGTTCCTGGCTAACATCGGTAAAGACAGGCACGCCGCTGAATTTAGTGAACTGACTACTGAAGAAAAAACGGCGCTTATTCGTGCAATGAATAATCTGAAAGCAGTCGTGAGTTTATTCCCGAAGCGAATGACCCTCTCTAATTAATTAACCCGAAGCAAATAAATGGCGTACACCCGCCGGGCATCCTTTTGCCCAAATTCAGGAGAAAGTGAAATGCGAAATATCGAGACACGTACCTTTGACGCTGACACCGAAGCGCTGGTTGCAGTTATCACGAAAGCGCGTATTGAGGAGCGCAAAGACCGCGCGCTGGCCGTGTCGGAGCGTCTGGTAGAGCTGGCCGTGCACGTTAATCAGCAGGGGCTGTCCGGCGTCGAAGCCGCCGATTTGATCCGCCGCGAGGCGGAGCGTTATCAGCACGAATCAGAGGAGTTGCACTAATGGCCGACTCTATCGATATGGCGCAGGCGCGCGCCGACGAGCTGCTGGCGCGCAACATCGCAAGCGTGGTTAACCGTCCTGTCAGTGTGGCGGCTTCATTCTGTGAAGACTGCGACGCGCCAATCCCGGAGCAGCGCCGCCGCGCCGTGCGTGGCGTGACCCGTTGTGTCAGCTGTCAGGACATGGCCGAGCGATACGCGAAAGTTTCTAAAGGCGGTGCGGCATGAGCACGATCCTCAAGTGGGCGGGCAACAAGTCCCGCGTAATGCCGGAGCTGCTGGCGCACCTGCCAGAAGGTGATCGCCTGGTTGAGCCTTTCGCTGGCTCCTGTGCGGTCATGATGAACACAGATTACCCGGCCTATCTGATTGCGGATATCAATCCCGATCTGATTAACCTCTACCGCCAGATTAAGGAACATACCCGCCCCTTTATCGTTGTAGCGGCCAGCCTGTTCAATCAGAACATGACCGGCGAAAGCTATTACGCTGTCCGGGAGGCGTTTAATCACAACCCGGCGCTGCCCCTGCTGGAGCGCGCCGCGCACTTCCTGTACCTGAACCGCAACGGCTATCGCGGCCTGTGCCGCTACAATCGTCGCGGTGAGTTCAATATCCCTTACGGCAACTACTCAGAGCCATATTTCCCGCTGGCTGAGATTGAGGCATTCGCGGAAAAGGCGCAGTGTGCGACGTTTATCTGCGCTGACTTCCGCGAGACGCTGCGCCTGACTAAAGCTGGCGACGTGGTGTACTGCGATCCGCCGTATGACGGGACGTTTTCGGACTATCACGCGGCGGGCTTTGACAAGGATGAGCATCACGATCTGGTGAGCATGTTGCTGGACGTCTCCGAGCGCTGCCCTGTTGTCGTCTCAAACAGTGACACCCTCTACACCCGCAGCATCCTGCGCGCTTTCGACATCACTAAAATCAGCGTAGCCCGCTCGGTTGGCGTTGCCGCAGGTAAGAGCAAGCGCGCATCAGAAATCATCGCTGTGCGCCACCCTGCAGCCGGGCCTGTGTGGTCCGGTTTCGAATCGGCGGCAGGCGCTGACTGGTCTGCCGAAATGCAGGCGGCTCAATGATCCAGGAATACGCTTACCCGTGGAACGCTCCACGGGAAGCTATCGCCAGCCCGTATCCTACCTATGAGGAAATGCACAGCCGCAGTCAGATGATTGCGGCTTTAGCGCGTGCGCAGGAATTACTGGAAAAGCAGCCGACGCTGATCCAGCTCGACGTAAAGCGCCGCGTCAGCGAGCTTGAAAAGACCCAGGGCATTGCCCGTGCCAATGCGTACTTAGCAAAAACCTTTGTTGAGCGCACATTGCCACGCGTTGAATGCGTCAGTGAGCAGTACCGCCTCGGCGAAATGAGCAGCGGCACGTTTAACCTGCTGGCTGGCAACGCCACGAAACAGGCTGGCGCGGCCAGCGCGGCCGGTACGCTGTGGGAGCTGATGCGCCGCTTTAACCGCCTGCCAGACATGGGACGCGCGGACGTCGATTTGCTGGCCGGGGATGTGGCTAACTTCATCCTTGCCGAGCTGGTACAGGCGCACGCACAGGCCAGCGACGAGTCAGATTATCAGTACACGCACCGCGTTTACATGACCGCTGCCACTATTACCCGCGAGCTGAGCCAGACGCCGCCACTGTGGGAAAAGGTCACGTCCCGCCTGTTCGACCCGGAGGAAGTAACTCCGGCGATCATGCGCATGCAGACCGAGAAATGGTGGAAAGGTCGCCTGCGCCGCGTCGCCGCGTCATGGCGTGAACATCTCCAGATTGCCCTGGCTAACGTCAGCAAAAAGCACACCCCTTATGCCAGCAATATGACCGTCTCCGAGTGGCGCGAGCAGAAGCGGCGCACCCGTGAGTTTCTGAAGGGCATGGAACTGGAAGACGAGGAAGGCAACCGTATCAGCCTGATCGAAAAATACGACGGCAGCGTGGCTAACCCGGCGATCCGCCGCTGCGAGCTGATGACCCGCATTCGTGGCTTCGAAAACATCTGCAACGAGATGGGCTTCATCGGCGAGTTCTACACGCTGACCGCCCCGGCGCGCTATCACGCAACAATCAAAACCGGTCATCGCAACCGCAAATGGAACGGCGCCAGCCCGGCCGACACCCAGCGCTATCTCTGCAGCGTCTGGCAAAAAATCCGCGCCAAGCTGCACCGCGAAGAAATCCGCATCTTCGGGATCCGCGTCGCTGAGCCTCATCACGACGCGACCCCACACTGGCACATGCTGATGTTTATGCGCCCTGAACAGGTTGAGCGCGTGCGCGAGATTATGCGCGACTACGCCTTTCAGGAAGACGCTGGCGAGCTGACAAACGATAAAGCCCGCAAGGCCCGCTTTCACGCCGAGGCTATCGACCCGGAGAAAGGCAGCGCCACGGGCTACGTGGCTAAATACATTTCAAAGAATATCGACGGCTACGCGCTGGACGGCGAGACGGACGACGAAAGCGGCAAAGACCTGAAGGAAACCGCATCCGCCGTTTCCGCCTGGGCGGCGCGCTGGCATATCCGGCAATTCCAGTTTGTAGGCGGCGCGCCGGTGACGGTTTACCGCGAGCTGCGCCGCATGGCTGACAGCGACACCGCCCACGGCCTCAGCGTTGAGTTTGCGGCCGCGCATGACGCCGCCGACGCGGGAGACTGGGCGGGATACGTCAACGCGCAGGGCGGGCCATTCGTGCGCCGCGACGAGCTGGCCGTGCGCACCTGGTATCAGGCCAGCGAAGATGTCAACGAGTACGGCGAGGAAACCGTGCGTATCAAGGGCGTTTACGCAACGGAAGTTGGCGAAGACACGCCGATCCTCACCCGTCTGGCACAGTGGAAGATTGTCCCGAAACGTGCCGTTGATTTGGGTTTTGAATTTAAGGACGCGTCCGCGTCCTCTCGGAGTTCTGTCAATAACTGTACGGGAGGTTTGAGATCTGAGGATTCGAACCCGCCGGAAAGTTTCGACAATATCGACGTGGACGGCATGAGCAGGCGAGAAAGGCGCCAGCTGCTGAGCCGGATCAGGGCGCAGGAGCCAGAAAAGCGGCACCTTCAGCTGAGGCGGTCGGACAAAATCGAGGCCGCGTGCGACAACGTGATAGGTCAGGTGAAGGATTTAAGCGGAGAAACCATTAGCCGCGGGCTGGCCGTGCGCCTGATTGGCGGCACGCAGACCAAAATCGCAGGCCGCATGTTCCGCAGCTCGGCTTATGGCGACCTGTTCCGCCCTATTCTGGAGCCAGAAAAGACAGGTTTATTAGAACGGGTTAACCGTCTTGTGCAGGCTGCGCGTGCAAAAACCCGCCAATAATGGGCTAAGGTTAAAGATATTCGACAGACTGATAGGCAACTTATTCAGTTTTGTTTCCTGACTAGCATGGCATAAGCGGCTAAAGAAAATTGTTTCGTATCAGCCAGATAAATTTGCTTTCTGGGCCAGACATTTTTCTTTCTCTACTTGTAAATGCTGTGCTACTGTATAAATACACAGTACAATTTGGGGAGGGAAAATGACGGCTCAGGAATCAAGCCAGATGCATAAGAAAATGGCGTGCATGCAGTTTATTGCGGAGGTTTCGCTGATTGCTAACTGCAAGCCGTCTGACCTGAAACTGGCACTTACTATTATTGCCGAATTGGCAAACTCAGAGACTCGTCAGGATGCTGATGAGGAAATTTTTTACGCTGCTGAATAGGGGTCGTGATGCATATCGAAATCATGCTTGATAAAAACCAGAAGATAAGCCAGCCCGTTATTGATGCGTTTGATGCTGAGGTTAACAGGCGAGTGACTGCCATTTTCCCGGATGCGGTTATTCGAGTGCGTCAGGGCAGCTACACAAAAATTGAAATGCCTGGGCTGAAGGTCGATGAAGACCGGCGGCGCCTGAGCGATCTGCTGCAGAACGTCTGGGAAGATGATAGCTGGCTGATTGAGGTAACTCAGCGGGCGCCAAAAGCCTGATTTTGGCGTTTGCTGAGTTGAACAACGAGCATGGCGAGGCGTTAGGGCATGGCTAAAAGCGCGGACAAGTTCAAAATTGTGCATCGTGGCGAGTCGCTTACTTATTACACGCCGGGCGAATGGGTCTTTTTCCAGAGATCCAGAGAGAGCGGCGGCGGGTACTGGCTCGGCCGGACATACGATTTTGTTTTCATCATAGAGCTGCCTCAGCCCGTTTCGCTCCATCAGGGCATACTTTTCCTGAACACCCTGGAGCCGCAAAGCACCTTTAAGCCGGAGTCGGCGGACGATTTTAAGCTGCAGTAAGCCATGCATGCATAACGTGCATGGATCTGCATGCGATTACCACAGCTGAAAACATGCGACGGGGCCAGTGCTGGCCTCGTTTTTTTTGTCTGATGCAACTGCATTAAAAGCTGTGCAC